CTCTATACGGGCCATCAGTATGCCGCGGTGAAAATGCCGCGGGACTGTGTCGCCGTGTTCGGAAATGAATTCATGCTGGGGGATATTGAAGAAGGCTATGAAGAAACGTCATCAGATTTATAACACAATTGCTGCAAATAATAAAGATGCTATAGTTGATGACATGTGTCACATTGCTGGCTTTGATAGCTGGTCAACATACTATGCATCAGATGTAGTAGAGTTGTTAACATTCTATGGAGATCTGTATGACTGTGACACAGGTAAGTTACACAAGAAATGTCGTATTGTTGTAATGGACCGTGCTTATGTATTATTAGAAGAACCTATTAAAGACTATGGCTTTGGGTGTAACATCTTTAAAGCTGGTTGGAGAGATCGTAAAGATAACTTATGGAGTATGTCACCATTAGATAATATCAAAGGCATGCAATACATGATAGACTTCTTAGAAAACAAGAGAGCAGACGTATTCAACTTCATCAGTAACCCTATGGTGGTAACACAAGGTGATGCTGAAATGCCAGAGTACTTATTCCCAGGTTGTCATATTGGTCTTGACACAGATGCAACAATAGAGTTCATTAAACCCGATGCAACAGCATTACAAGCTGACTTCTATATTGATAGATATCTTAATCAGATGGAAGAGATGGCAGGTATGCCTAAAGAAGCTATGGGATTCAGAACACCTGGTGAAAAGACTGCATTCGAGATTTCACAACTTAATACTGCTGCTTCTAGATTATTTAATGAGAAAGTTCACAAGTTTGAATTAGAAATGCTAGAACCTCTTATTACACTTATGATAAGAATTTATATGGCTGATTCAAATCGTATCGTGGTTGTAAAAGGTACTACAGAAAATGGTACAGAATACTTTGAAGAAGTTAATCTAGAAGATTTAAAAACTCAGGGAAGATTTGTAGCAATTGGTTCTACAACTTATACAGAGAAAGCACAGATTGCACAAACATTGATGCAGTTATCTAATACAGCACTATACCAAGATCCTTTAGTAAGTAACTGGATTAATCCTGAAGCAACTGCTAAAGCTATGATATATGCTACAGGTCTTGATAAGTTTGATGGTATCCTTAAAAAGAATGCTAGAGTTACATCAGAACTTGAAATGAGATCTGCTGCAGAATCTGCAAGTCAAATAATGGATCAACAAATAGCACAAGGAATGGTTAATGCTCAACAAGGTGTTATGTAAAGTAAGTCAGGCTGAGAAAGAAGATTATGAAAGAATGATACGGTTAGCTCAGCCTGTCTTTCAAAAGCTTATAGAGATTCTTAAAGAGGATCTTGATAAGGTAGACTTTGTAGCTGATGAAGATTTTGACAATCCTTCATGGGCTTTGAAACAAGCTTTTAAAGTTGGATACAAAAAAGGCTTGACAAGATTATTAGAATATGGTATCATAGATGCCGTAAAAGAATAATTCACACGGAGAAATAAATTATGACAGATGAAGCAACTACTTCAAATGTAAATGGAATTAACGATGGTGGCAATACTGGTGTCATCAACGTAGGAGAGCACTCTGCATATAAATCTGTAGAAGATCTCGTTAAAGGCAAAGCAGAAGCTGATAAGTATATTGCAAAATTGTTAGCAGAAGTTAAAGCCAAAGATGAAATGATTACGAACTTAACAGCTCGTGCAAACATCACAGAAGAACTTAAACAGATTAGAGAGGCGAATAAGATGGGTACGGAGAATACTAACACTCTAGAGATTACCGAAGATGCTATGAAACAGATAGCTCTCAAAACTATGCAAGAAGAAGCACAACGTACAACAGCTCAAAACAACTGGGAAAATTGCAAGGCGGCTGTAGCGACTGTTAATAGTGATGTTGAACTTGCACTGAAGAATAAAGCACAAGAACTTGGATGCACTGTTGAATACTTGCAAGGCATTGCACAGACAAGTCCGAAGGCTTTTAAAAGTATGTTTGGTATAAAGGATACAGTTTCTTTCGATTCTGTAAACTTCTTGCAAAGTACTAGACATATTGATAACGAAACCAGCAACGAAGATTATAGCGAAATGTTAAAGACTGCCAACAACCCGAAGGTGGCTGCTGACTTATTTAACAGAGCTATGAAAGATCCTTCGATGCTTGACAAAATTAAATCATGGTAATATTTAAAAAGGATTAGATTAAAATGGCTGACTTAAATGGTATAAATACCCAAAACAGTAAAGCAGTAATCCGTGCCAAGATCTACTCAGGTATCTTACGTGAACAGTTGGAACCTGAATTGATTGCAATGAACTATGTTGATGTAATCAACTCTTTCCCGGATGGTGACAAATGGGAAGATGTAGAAATGGGTAACGCTACTGTTACTGATTATCACGAGGGTGAAGAGATTGACTTCAAAGGTTTAGACTTTGCTACTCGTACTTTCGAGATCAATGAATATGTTAACAGCGGTCACTATGTAACTGCCAAGTTTGCTCAGGACTCTTACCTAGCTTCCCAGATCATGGCTAAGGTACCAGCTTTAGAAGCTCGTGCGATTGCTGCAGACCTTGAACAAAAGATCTTCAATCTTGTAACAAAAACTCACTCAATCATTAAACCGAATGACCCGGCTAAGTTAAATGGTATGCAACACCGTTTTGTAGCTGGTGATGTTGGTGGTGATTATGGTATCTTAACTCCGGAAGACTTTGCTTACGCTACTGTAGCTTTGAACAAGGTTAACTACCATGGTCCGCGTATTGCTATTATCCCGTCTTATCAGGAATATGCAATTGTTTCAAACCAACGTATCAGAGCCTCTTTACAGTACAACCCGAAATTTGAAGGTATCGTTCGTGAAGGTGCTATGACTGGTATGAAGTTCTCCTTCAACATTTATGGTTGGGATGTTTACACATCTGAATTCTTACCGAAGGTATCTGGTGAAACATCTTTGAAGAATCGTGATGAGACTGTAACATTCTCTACATTGGATAACTGCGGTGTCGCATTATTGTTCACAAACATTACAGATCGTAGACCGTTCCGTATGGCTTGGAGACAGATGCCGAAGTTCGAAGGCCGTTGGAATATGGCAAAACAACGTGAAGAGTATGTAACCGTAGCTCGTTATGGTCTTGATGTAGGTGACCAAGAAAACCTTGTTGTCATCTTGTGTAAAGACACTGACTCAACGATTAGCGTATAAGGAGAATTGAAATGGGTGATTATGTAGATTCTTTCGGTTTAGTACGTTATGTAGGTCGTGGTGAAGGCGTTGACAATTTGTATGATGCTTCTGCCAAACCTGCTGAAGGCATGTATAACTCTATTGAAGTTAAAATTGACGGTGAAGGTATTGGTCCGAATGTAGGCACTGCTTATGATCGTGGTCAAGCATGTGTACCGGCTGGCTCAGTTTTAGGAAGAGCTGTATTATTTGTTGAAGAAGCTGGCAGTGGTGCCAACATCGAATTGTCTCTCGTTAAGAAAGATGGTTCAGACTTTGATACAGCTATTGAATTAACTGCTTCCGCTATTACACCGGCAGATGCAACTTCTTACGAGTGTAACAACGCTGAAGGCACACAGATTCCGGTTGCGTTCGAAGACCGCAAACTTGCTGCAGAGCAAGACAATGCTTATGTAAAGATGAGCGGAACTGTTACAGGCCTCAAAGGCGTATTAAAAATCGAATTTATTTAATTCAAACTTTAAGGGGCTGGCTACGGCTGGCCCCAACTTAAATTAGAGTAATCAACGATTACAAATTTCATAGAGGATTTTAAAATGGCTGACGTAGAACATTCACAACTTCCAGATGAACTATTACATGAACCAAAGGGTGCGTCAACAGCTGCTGCAGGTACTGTCTACGTAGCCGATGGTGCTGGGGCAGGTATCTTTAAAAAGCTTCCTGTAAACTCTTTAGATATGACAGCAGAATCTGTTACACTTATACCATCACCATCAACAACTGCAGAAATTAAATTAAACGAATTGATAACAGCTTTAAAGAATGAAGGGTTGATAGAATAATGAAAGCACCAATAAGAAAATTAGACAGCCTGACACACAACGATACAGCTGCTACAAAATTAATTAACGATAACTTCGAAGCTCTTCAACAGGGTATCGAAGATTCTTTATCTAGAACTGGTAAAACTCCTAACTTTATGGATGCAGTTCTTGATATGAACATGAATAGAATTATTAACATTGCTGATCCTGTTGACGATTATGATTTAGCTAATAAGCACTATGTAGATGAGCAGGTAGCACTTGAAAGAAACCGTGCAGAAGCTGCAGAAGCACTTATAAATGGTAGAATAGATGGTGAAATAAATCGTGCTACAGCTGCTGAAGGTGCTTTACGATTACGTATAGATAATATTGACGAAACCTTAGAAAACTTTGGTGATATTGTTACACATAATGCTGATGAATTTGCATCCTCGTCTGATATAGGTAATGGCACAATCACTTTAACACAAGGTGGAGTTACAAAAGGAACGTTTACAACTAATCAAAGTGGTAACACAACTATTGAACTTGATGCAGGTAGTGGTGATGTTGGTAATGGTACTATTACAATTTCGCAAGGAGGAGTTGTTAAAGGTTCTTTCACAGTTAACCAAGATACAAATACCTCAATAGACCTTGACGCAGTTGTAGCAAGTGACAATATGATTGAGATATATCCTATTACAGTGTCTATTGTAGATGGTCAAACAACAGCTTCCGTAGATGTAACAAACTATGTTGACTTATCTAAAAAGTATTTTCCGATTGCTATATTCCAAGAAGTAAGCACAACAAACGTATTAAAGTATTGTACATATTCTAGCAATGTGAATGCAAATGTACACTTCTTCTCTAATGGTCATGTTGTAGGTGACACAGGTGTTGCACTATATTTGATACCAGTTGAATCAAGCTTAACAAATGTTAGAGGTTTGACAAACGGTATAGGCGAAGTTACAGCTTCTTTAGATAATTATCAAACAAAAGCAAACCTTGTAACGTCTGTATCAAGTTCTTCAACAGATTCTCAATATCCCTCCGCAAAATTATTCTACGATACTTGCGGCGATATTGAAACATTGATTAACGCTTTGTAGGAGATATGATATGAGTATAGCAACAGCTATTGAAAACGCACAGCAGAAAGTAGCAGATTGTTACACATCTGTTGACAATATGGGTGGTACTTTACCGGCTACACAAAACTTATCAAATCTCCCTGCAGCTATTGAAAGCATTTCAACAGGCGATACTGTAACGATTGCCGGAAGTGATGTACCTGAAAATGAAAAAGTTTTAATAAGATTTGACACATCTAAACAACCGTATTTAGCTTCTTTATACAATGCTTACACTTATACAGGGGTTTCAAACGGG